ACATATTCCTGGGATAAAGAAAGAGGGAAGTAGTTTGATGCTTAGTACTAACCCTGTTTTAAATGCTGCACTGGAAGCTAAAGCCAACGAAGAGAATGATGATACGTGGGTATCAGATTTCTTTAAAAAATGGCTTCCATCCGGACCAGTTCCAGCTATTTTAATGAAAGCAAATAGATTAAGTGAATCAGATATACCTGAACGATACAGAGGAAGCAAGTTCAGATATCTTTTTGGAATACCTAGCATACCTACTAAGGAGGATTAAATATGAGTCTCAAACATGTAAAGAAAGGTATAGGCGCAGTGAGAGTATGGAGTCTTGAAGCATTGGCTGCTGGACAAAATATGCTGAGTGACCCTATCGACATCAGGTCTATCGATGGTTACTTGGCAGCCGGATGGACTATTACAGGAACAGGAACAGCAAGATTCGAAATACTCTCGAGCTTTGATGGTACAAGCTTTCTTGATCTATCCGCGAATATTGCAGATGGTCAGACAGCTACAACTGGGCCAGATGCCAATGGCAAGAATGGGTCTAGTATAGTAACTGTTCCCGCGCCATTTATTAAGATAAGAGCAACCGAAACCGGTGGAGCTAATGCAGTAACAATTACATTCCACCTGTACGGAAACTAAGGAGGATACCATGGGAAGATGGGATTCAGTAAGAATTAAAAATGGTACTCCTCATAATTATCAAGCAGGAGTACAAGCAGGTACTATAGGAGTTGCCGGAGAGATGTACCAAGATGGAATGAATCTATATATCTGTATAGCAAATAATAGTTCGACTGGAACTAACTGGAGAAGTGTAGCGTTAGTTGGTGGAGCTGTGATGTTGACGCCTTCAGCTTCAATTAGTCCTTCAATCAGCTTGTCAAAGAGTGCTTCCGTTAGTGCATCTCAGAGTGGAACTCCGTCTAGTACACCAAGTCATACACAGAGCCACACACAGAGTGCGACTAAGAGTTCTTCAATAAGTAAATCTATAAGCTCGACACTTAGTCCAAGTGCTTCAAAGAGTTCTTCTATTAGCTCGACTCTAAGTCCAAGCTCAACAAAGAGTCCTTCTATCTCTGCGACTCTAAGCCCAAGTGCTTCTAAAAGCAAGAGTATATCCGCGACTATCAGCTCTACACAGAGTCCAAGCGCAAGTAAGAGTAAATCAATCAGTGCAACACAGTCACCTAGCTCCTCTACTAGTTTATCTCAATCAGCTAGCGCTTCTATTAGTCCTTCACAGAGTGCAAGTAGAAGCCAGACCCCTAGCCAGAGCATTAGCTCTACGAAGTCTCCTTCGGTATCACCTACACAGTCAGCGTCTGCTTCTAAGAGCTCTAGTGTAAGTGCAACCTGGTCACCGTCGGCAAGTAAGTCTAAGAGTATCTCGGCAACTCCGAGTGGTGGTGCATAAGAAAGTTTAAATTTTAAACGAATGACTGAAAGGAGGAACAATGGTAAGCGTAATTATTCCAGCAAGGCATGAACAGTATTTGGAGAAGACTGTTAGATCCTTGCTGGACAAGGCAAGAGGAGAGTTAGAAGTAGTGGTAGTACTGGATGGTTACTGGCCGGAGCCATTCCCCGAATTTGACAAGCGTGTGAATTTCATTCACTTCGGAGAACAGAAGGGAATGAGGTCAGCAATAAATGCTGGTGTTGCCTTTGCTAAAGGCCAGTATATAATGAAGCTTGATGGGCATTGTTTAATGGCTGATGGGTTTGATTTACAGCTAGTCAAAGACCATCAACCTAAGTGGACAATAGTCCCGACAGCTTTTCAGCTCAGTGGAAAGAACTGGGAGCCTAAACCTAGACATAGGCGGGACTTCCAGTACCTAGACAGAGCAACCTTGAAAGGTCATGACTGGGGAGATTATGAGAACAGAGTGAACGGGGATAAACTCTGTGACCTCATGACCTTTCAGGGTTCTTGTTGGTTTATGGAGAAGTCATGGTTCGACTTCATCGGTGGTGAAGATGATGTGAACTATGGATGGACTGGTCGTGAGGCTCAGGAGATAAGTTTAAAGACTTGGCTTAACGGTGGGAGATGTGTGTTAGATAAAAACACTTGGTATGCTCACTACAACAAGCCAAAAGAAGAAGTGGTCGTCTCGAAGAGTCAGAAAAAGAAGTCCGTGGCCTATGCTCTGGAGTATTGGAATAACTTTAAAGGTGAGAGAGACTTGTCTTGGCTGTATGATAAGTTCGCGCCGGTTCCAGTACATGTGGAGTTTGAGACTGTAGAAGAAGAACCTAAGAAGGGAATGTGCAGAGAAGATATTTATAGAATCTTTGCCTCTAAGTACTATAAGTTAGGTGCAGAAGTAGGTGTCTGGGATGGAAGCAACGCAGCTAATATTCTTGATCTAGTTCCTGAGGTTAAGTTGATTCTGGTTGATATGTATAAGTACTTCAAAGGAAGCCAACATAGACAACCGCGGTTTGATAAAGCTAAAAGGAGAGCAAGAAAGAAAGTTGGCAATTCAAATGTTCAATGGCTTGAGATGTCTAGTGAACTGGCAAGTCAGCAAATTCCAGATGGTTCTCTAGACTTTGTCTACATAGACTGTGATCACTCCTATGATTATGCTATGCAAGATATTATAATGTGGTCAAGAAAAGTTAGAAAGGGCGGAATGATTTCAGGGCATGACTATGTATCCAGTAAGGAACAGAACGTTGGAGTAATGGATGCGGTCAATGATTACTGTAGATTCCATAACATTGAGTTTAAAGTAACAGACATTCTCGCGGAGACTCCAAGGCGCGACGGTTCTCCTGGTATACCATCATGGTATTGGGAGGTTAAGTAATGCATAAGACAAGCTATCAGTTGATGACTTATTTCAGGGATAAATACTTAGTAGGACTAGAGGGACTAAGTATATTGGATGTAGGGGCAAGGAATTTAAAGAACAGGAAAGGTGGCTTGACCTATCGGCCCCTGTTTGATAGATTCAAATACGCTGGTATGGATGTAGAGCCTGGGGATAACGTAGACATAGTTGGATTTGAGAATATCCCAGGTGTCTTTGACATTGTTATTTCTGGTCAGACAATGGAGCATGTGAAACAGCCGTGGGAGTGGCTCCGGACTTTAACACCTTACTTCTCCAAGTACATAGTTATAATTGCTCCGCATACTTGGAAGGAACATAAGAACGCTAAACATAACTGTCCCTTTGATACGTACAGGTATTACCCCGACGGTATGCAGGACTTGTTTGACTATGCTGGAATCAAAGTAATTGAGATTGAGACTAGCAGATCAGACACTATGTGTATTGGAACTAAGTTGGATGGGGCTACGCCTGTAGAGACGACAGTTAAGTATATCCATAGACCAATTACTGAGAAGGAAAAGGCTACAGTAAATATGCGGATGCACAGTATGCACTGGACAATCTGTGAGGTGTTAAGGGAAGTATATAGGAATGGCAAGTCTCTTAAGTCTGCGGAGGTATGTGATCTGTCAAAGACTGCAATGGTCATGGCTAAGAGAATGAACTCTAAACTAAAGGAATACAGAGAGGACTGGGATAGAGACATGTGGAGTATGAAAAGATGAAGGTACACATAACAGGAATTGCGGGATTCATTGGCTTCCATGTGGCAAAACAACTTATGGAAAGAGGGCATTTAGTTACTGGGAATGACATTCTAACAGACTATTATGATGTAATGCTTAAGGTGGAAAGAATTAAAGAACTTGGAATAACTCTCAGCCCGATTCAAGATTGTGACGTTGTGCTACACCTCGCCGCACAACCAGGAGTTATGTACTCTAAGAATAATCCAATGACTTACATAGACAACAATGTAAGTGAGTTTGTTAGAATCCTGGAGTATTGCAGATACGCAGAGATTCCATTCGTGTATGCTTCTAGCTCTACCGCGATTGTTCCAAGAAGTGTCTATGGATTGACCAAGCACTTTGATGAAATGATTGCTGGGATTTACAGATATAACTACGGAATGGATATTCTTGGTCTCAGATTCTATTCAGTCTATGGGCCGTGGGGACGACCTGATATGGCTATCTGGAAATGGACTGAACAGATTTTGCATGGTGACAAAGTTGTTATAAGAGGAAAGAACACTATGAGGGATTTCTCTTATGTAGATGATGTTGCTAAGACAATTTGTATTACACTTGAAGATCAACTGTATGCACTTGAAATGGTAGATATAGGCAGGGGAAACCCGCGCAAGTTAGATGATGTCTTAGATATACTGGAGAGTAGTCTAGGTACTGAGGCTCGGCGGGAATACAGTAGTTTATACAAGGAAGAGGAAGAGGAGAATAGAACACTTAATCCGCAGTGTTCTACAGAGATTGAAGAAGGTTTACCTAAGTTTGTTAATTGGTACTTAAATCACGGAGGGAAATAATGGACTTGAGTGTGTTGATTCCAGCTAGGAATGAGATGTTCCTAAAGAAAACAATAGAGAATATTCTCGAGAATATTGAAGGAGACACGGAAGTTATTGCTGTGTGCGATGGACAGTGGGCGGACCCAGAAATTCCTGACCACCCAAGGGTAACTCTTATATATCACAATGAACCATCAGGCCAGAGAGCTGCCACGAATGAAGCAGCTAGAATTTCCAGAGCAAAGTACATAATGAAAGTAGATGCTCATTGCGCGTTTGATCAGGGATTTGATGTTAAGTTAATGGCGGATTGTGAACCTGATTGGACGGTGATTCCAAGAATGTATAACCTCCATGCGTTTGACTGGGTATGTGACAAGTGTGGGGATAGGAGATACCAGTCACCGACACCGACTAGCTGTAAGAAGTGTGACAACACAGAACATTTCACGCGGGATATAATCTGGAAGCCACGTCTATCCAGACGAACAGACTTCGCAAGGTTTGATAAGGAAATGCACTTTCAATACTGGGGAGGATATGAGAAGAGGCCAGAGGCAGTAGGTGACATCTCAGATGTTATGTGTCATGTAGGAGCTGGGTGGTTCATGCCAAGAGCTAGGTATTGGGAGCTGGGAGGAATGGATGAAGAACATGGAAGTTGGGGGCAGATGGGAGTAGAAGTATCCTGTAAGTCTTGGTTGTCAGGAGGAAGGCAAGTTGTTAATAAGAAAACATGGTTCGCTCACATGTTCAGGACTCAAGGTGGAGACTTCGGTTTTCCTTATCCGCAGTCAGGTAGGCAGGTGGAACATGCGCGGAGATACAGTAGGAAGCTGTGGGTAAAAGGAGAATGGCCTTCAGCTAAGAGGGATTTGAACTGGCTCCTAGAAAAATTTAGTCCTGTTCCTGATTGGCCAGAAGGAGAATCGAAGAAGGATAACAGTATTGTAGTTGCTTCTAAGGAGTCAAAGCCGGGTGCTACTCTTGTGTATTACTCAGATAACCATCCGGATGCTAATATTCTTGATGCGTGTAAGAATTCAGTCTTGAAGTGCATGGAACAGTATGGATATCCTATTATATCTGTGACACATAAGCCAGTAGACTTTGGGCAGAACATAGTAGTAGACTTTGAACGTTCTGTCTTGTCAATGTACAAGCAGATTCTGATTGGGCTGGAGACAGCCGAGACTGAATATATCTTTCAAATAGAGCATGACTTGTTATATCACCCAAGTCATTTCAGTTATATACCTGAGAATGGTTCGTATTACTTTGATAGGAACCTGTGGAGGTTGGATGTTGATACAGGCAAGGCCGTGTTCTATCAAGCTGATGTTCCATCTATGATGTGTGCCAAGAGGAGCTTGTTGATTGAACATTACAAGTTAAAAGTAGATTACATAACAGAACATGGACATACTAGTTCACTTGGATTCAGCCCACCAAAGGGAATTCCAAAGGAAATGAGAATTGGTAAAGCTAAGACTTATGTTTCAGAATATCCTTGTATTGATCTAAGACATGACAAGACTTTTACCAGGAGAAGAATGTCTCTGGAGCAGTTTAGGAACAAACCACAGGACTGGAAGGAAGCGGATGTAATCCCTGGTTGGGGACAGACTAAAGATATTGTTAGACAATATATTCAGTCTAATGTTTAAAATTTAAACTTTCTTGGAGAATAAATGTCTGATGTAACATGGAGCAAAAGTATTACAGGTGACTGGAGCTATGCTGCTAAGTTTAATTTTAGACTTATTATAAAAGCTGCCACAGCAACTGTATCTGGTTCTGCAATTCGACTAAGGTTTGTAGGACACTCTGCAAATAGTCAGGTTATTAGTGGCTGCAGTATAGGAATAAGAAGTGGAACAACTGATGATTTCTCTTCAAGTCCTACAAGAGTAACATTCAATGGTGGTTCTTCTTCAGGAACAGTACCAGCAGGTGGTACATTATTATCTGATTGGATTACGTTTGACTTTGATGAAGCCGTAGATCACCTAGTTCATGTATATACCAGCTCAGCCACAACATATAGTAAGCGTTATTCTTTGGGGGGAGATGGAATATACTATGCTTATGGCTCAGGAATTAGTGATGATACCTTAACTAATACAGTTACTTATGACGATTCTCAGACATCATATTCATACTTCGTAAACCAAATTGAGGTACTTTCACCGTCAGCTTCTATAAGTAGTACGCCTTCTAGTACACCATCGAGTACACCTTCAAGTACTCCATCTCCTACACCTTCGGCAACACGAAGTGCTAGCAAGTCAGCTAGTATAAGTATAACTCCATCCAGTACTCCGTCCTCAACAAGGAGTCCTTCAGCCTCACAGTCTCACACGCGGAGTTCAAGTATTAGTTCAACTAGATCTCCAAGTGCAAGTCAAAGTCATACAAGGTCACCTAGCATCTCATCCACGCAAAGTCCTAGTGCTTCGGCTAGTACCAGCAAGTCTGCATCAATAAGCAAATCTATCAGCAAATCAAGCTCCTTGAGCAAGAGCGCTTCAATCTCCAAATCTGCATCTGCTAGCCGGAGTGCTTCTATTTCATCTACTCTTTCGAGTACACCAAGTAGTACTCCTAGCTCTACTGCTAGTGCATCTATATCATCGACAAGATCAGCTAGTGCAAGTCAAAGTCATACAAGAAGTGCTTCTGTTTCGTCGACGCAATCTCCTAGTGCTAGTCAGTCTAAGACTAAATCACCGTCGATCTCAGCTACAATAAGTCCCTCAGCTAGTCAGTCACATACTAGATCTGCTAGTGTATCTTCAACACTATCTCCATCGGCTAGTCAGAGTCATACTAGATCTCAGTCAATTTCATCAACACAGAGTCCATCGGCTAGTCAGTCACATACGCGCTCAGCCAGTATCTCCGCGACACGTAGTCCGAGTGGTTCTATCTCAAAGTCAGCAAGTAAAAGTATTAGTGCTAGTATATCAGCTACAAGGAGTCCGTCTGCTTCTATTTCATCTACACAATCTCCTTCGGCCAGTATTAGTGCTACTAGAAGTCCATCGGCTTCTATCAGTAAAAGTATAAGTAAATCAATCTCCAAGTCTATTTCAAAGAGTATTAGTGCAACACAAAGTCCTTCGGCTAGTATATCTAAATCTATCTCTTCTACCTGGAGTCCTTCTTCGAGTAGATCTGCCTCGCTTAGTTGGACTGGTTCACGCTCCGCGAGTATTTCTAAAAGTATATCTGCTACGCAGAGTCCAAGTGCTTCTGTAAGTAAGTCTATTAGCCCCAGTGTAAGTAGATCAATCAGTTCTACTTGGAGTCCATCAGCTTCTCCAAGTCCATCAGTCAGTCCATCGGGGGGTATGGTCTATATGGATATGGAGCTGCGCTCCCCAGGAATGTCTTTGCAGGTTCTGTCTCCAGTAGTAGATTTAACTGTGAAGTCACCTAGTGTAAGACTTAATATTAAATAAGGAGTCTCAAATGAAAGAAATAAATGAAGGATGTACCTGTGTAGTAGAACTAAAGTTCAAGGATGAAAACGGAGCTGATGTTACTCCTACGAGTGGTAGATATAATGTCGTAGATGCTGAGAGTGAGACGATAGTTCAGCACTGGACAGCTTTTGCTCCAACTTCATCTACTCAACTTGTAGTGATACCAGCGAATAGTAATAGACTTATTGTTCAGGCACATGTAAGGGAAACTAGAGTTGTGACTGTGGAGTTTACATATGGAGCAGGAAGCTATGTTGGTACAGGAGAAGTTAGGTATACATTGTTGGGCTTGAAAAACTACTAGGAGGATTATGTGGAAATGGATAAATTCTGGATGGAACACTCTGCACTTCTGTATTTCATTGTAGTAGGAATGTTTGGATTTGTTTGTTACCTGATAAAAATGGTAATAAGTCAAAGCGTAAAAAATATGGAGACTATAGGTCACTCTATATCAGATTTGTATAATAAGTATAATACTCTTGAACACAGTCTTTCCGTGCTGCAAGGTGAACATCATGCTGTACAAGAAGGGAAGTTAAGAAGAGCAACAGATAGATTTCTTCGTGGACAAAATGATATAGAAGAAACTTAAAGGTAAGATAAAAGAAGGGGAGGTTTCCCTCCCCGTTCTACTAAGGACTTGTAGTAACAACAACAGTAACACTGATTCTAAATCCAGGTGGAGCAATCGGCGGTGTAGTATCGCCATTGAAACTTATAACATTTGACATACCAGATTCATTACCTGCCGCATCCTTCGCTGTTGCTGCGTAGTAGAACAGTCCATCTGGAACGTTGTTCACTACACAGGTTAGAGCAGTTACATTACTGCAGACTTTGGTTGATGTCTTAGTCGGTGGGCTGACAGTACTCTGGTAAACGGTATAGTTTGCAGCTCCTGTGGACGCATCCCAGGCAAATGTAATGTCACTTGCTGCATGGCAGTAGACTGCCAGTATAAAGATCATACTAACCATGAAGATGAAACCAAACAATGTTCTTTTCATTTTAATTCTCCTTAGTCTGGCAGGTATCTGCCATACACTTTGTACTCCGGTTTACTTTCCATCCACTTGTTTACCTGTTCTGGGTCTGGATGCCGAAGGTCATATGACTCATCAACCTCTGCTAGGTAACTACCACTGTCCGAACAAATGTCAAGGCCAGGTGTTTGTAATTCGTGCCAGAACAGTTGACCGAATATAGCTGGCACGTCGTAGATTCTTCTGTACCACGGACGGTCAAGGTGTTTCTGAATAGCTGCCATGATTTTCTGTCTATGAACTTGCGTCCAGTTAGGATGGTACCAGAACTTAAGTCGACACTTTTCAAAGTAAGTATCAATAGACTCCGCACCATACAACAATCCCTGGCTCGCGACAATCCCAGGTCTTATAAGCCACATGAAGTGATTGTAGTTTCCTCTCTCGTGGACTTTGATTCCCCAGGAGAAGAAGCTCCTAATGTTGTCTGATAACACAGGCATTGGAAGAAGATATATTGGAATACGAAGAACTTCTTCCCTTGTCAACAGAATATCACCGTCCATAACAATTTTAGTCTTTGCCTCATTTAGTTTGAAATCTTCCTCTTTCATTTTACTATTCCTGCTAAGCCCATGAGAGCTTGGAAGGCCTCTAAGTTAATCTTCTGGCCATTGATCTTGGCAGTTGAGTCACCAACCTGCACATCCATTGAGTCAGCAGTTGTGAATACTCTTGTGTATGTTAGCTTTGTTCCGTCTGGTTTGGTATAACTAACTGACGCGCAGCTTGACAAGATACATAATGCACATACTAAGATAATTGTTTTCATTCATTCCTCCTTATATCCATTCAGGTTTTTCAACTACGTTCTTATTAGATGCCCACTGACACCATTTCACTATCTGCTGAGCATATATATCACCGTACATATCAGGTTTAGAGTATATTGCAGAAAGTCTTTTAATCTCAGCATCACACCACTTGTTGAACTTAGTAATATCAACTGACATAGCCATGTGATATACCATTACAGCTGTATTAGCTGAGCCACAGTTACTTGATCCTTGTCTAGCTGTAATGTTCCAAAATCCTACTGTATCTACGAACTGTTGCTTTGTCATTTTGAATCCTCCTTGTTCAATCCTATTTTAGTGTTTATACCATATTTGCCCCACTGAATGACAAAGCCGAGCATCTTCCAAGCAACGTCCTTAATCTTTTTAATTGCAAGCTCGGTCCCCAGAGACTGGTCATAGTTATTTGGATCTACACAGGAACTCAGGCCATATTCCATGAATCCGCTGATCATCTCGTTTGCGACAAGTGTTGTTTTCCCATCGGGCAGGCTTGTGGCCTTGTATCTATCAATTACAACTCCTGTGAATTCATCGACCATTTTTGCTGTAACCGTGTTATCATTACCTTCGCCCATGGGAAGATAAGCAGCTTCGAATACGTCCTTCGGAGACCAAGCCACATAACCATCAGGATATGTTATTGCATATCCATCTTCTCCGTTGTGATCTTTTGCTTCCCACGCAAATACAATATTTATTCCTACATAATACTGTGACATTGTTCCTCCTAAGAAAGTTTAATTTTTAAACGTTTGACTTACCAACCCACGAATACCAGATGTCGATTGTATCACCGACTCCTTTGAATTCCCGTTTGACCTTCCCCGTACGCATAGCAGTTCGCATTACGTTATCAAACTTAAATGAGTCCATGTCCTTCCAGACTTTACTAAGGAGATTCTTCTCGTTGATAGTACCGTGGATTTTAACAAGCTGCATTATGGTATCAACTTCTGTCGAGACTTCGGACTTACCTACCGCGCGGAAGACGCCGCCCATATCCATTTCTGTTCCCTCTATTAACTTGATAGCTTTATCTACATGCCTCCATTCCATGGTAAGCTTATCACTTTCTGCAGCCGCGATGATGATAGCAATCTTGAGAATGTATGTTGGTTTTCTGCTGTACCAGCCATTGAAGCTTGGATCTGTGCATATTCTATCGACATCTAATTCTTCGTAGGCATTATACCAGTCTATCCAGTTTGCTCTTGCTTCTGGGGAGAATTCATATATACCTGCTATTCGCGATATGAAGTATAGGTCTTTCTTTAGAAGGTCATTTAGTTCTACTACCCTGTCACTTAGTACTGGGATTGCTACTTTTCTATGGCGTCGGCCGGCCCAGACAAATATTATCCTGCTTGTCAGGCCGCCTCCGATAGCACTACTTGGTAGACAACTAGCCAGACTCTCCGGAGTAGTCGCAGCCAACAAGTTGAGATATGGACTCATGATGATGGCGTTACCTGAGTTCTTAGTCTTGTAAGTCCACGGTAGTTCCTGTCCGTCAAAGAGGTCAGTCAATAGAACTAACATCTTTGTGTTCTCTTTCTTCTGGCCAAGGAACGTCTCAAATTCCCGCGAAATAATACTGAGGGAACAATGATTCAGTTCTTCTCCATTCTCATAAATCTCTTTCTGCATACTCTCAGCCATTGATTCCAACAGTGCCTCTTTGGTTATTGCATCTGCGCTTACAGCTATATCAGGTGTTGCGAGTAACAGTTCCTGTCCTGTGTTAATTGCCTGGCTTTTCCTAGCAATACCTGGCTCGGCGACTAAGACAACATACAAGTTAGGATAAACTCTTATTCTCCCAAGAGACAGATGGACTTTCTTTCTCAGTGCCCCAGCTATAACTGACATACCCACCCATCTCTGAAAAGACTTTGCTGCTTCCATTCCTTCTGTATATTCTAGATATGACTCTAACCAATTCTCCAGATGCCTTTTCGCCATATCATATCTCTCCCACCAATTTCTCAGTGAGACTAGAGTCTGTTGTCTTGGCTTCGCTTATTTCATCTAGTTTCTTAATCCACTTAATTAATTCCTGCTTGATATAATCCACATGGATCTTAGTCGAACCACCATAGCCGAATAGTTGTTCAGTGTTTACTATCACGGGAACAAGAACAACGGTGACTTGCATCGTGAGATGATCGTCTTTCCATATCTGAATACGGTGGACTCTATCCTGGACTATCTTTATACCAGACTCTTCAAGTGCCTTGAGCTGGTATTTTCTCTTGATAGTATTTATTAAAAATTCTCGCTGTTTAATGTTCGGAACTGCTACGACCGTGCTCAGCATTGTATACCCCCTTCATATCTATGACTTCCTGCCGTGTAAAGCTATTACTGTAATCTTGCCAATCCACTTCATCCTGCTCTCCCCAAGAGTCTCCTACTTTAAAGTCAATGTCAATTACCATTACTCTATGATTGACAAGTACAGGACGAAGCATAGAATCTCTTAATATACCTATAGTATTTCCAACCATTTCTTCTTGGCATGTAACATAGATAGCATCATGTAGTTGAAGTAATATATCTATTGTTTCTCCGTATTCATTATACAGATAAACAAGAGAGCTATTAAGTAAGTCACCTACTGTCGACTGTGGTTTGAAAGCATAGGAGCTTCTGAACAACTCATCTCCCCACCGTTCCAGAAATCTGTGTCTCCTGCCCATAGGCGTGACTAGCGTCTTATCCTTTCTTAACTCCTCCTGGATGGATTGATGCCACAGCTTTAACTGCGGGTTGATCTGGTAGTATAAGTCCATAAGCTGTTTGGCGCGGCTGGTTGTGCAGTTTAATTGGAGACTTAACACCTGCGGACCCGCGCTATAATTAGCTGCATGTCTAATGGTCTTACCTATTTGTCTCTGTTCCTTAGTTACCTCCTTAACACTGAACATATTCTGTGCAGTAATGACATGAATGTCATACTTAGCTTTACGCTCAGCAGATCGAAGACCAAAACTATCTTCGAATAGTTTAATCAATCTCTGGTCGCCACTAAGGTAACCAACAACCACGGCTTCTGCTTGGATGTAGTCAGCCTGAATAATCTTCCAACCAGGCTTGGCGCGGTAGATTTTCCTGGCATCGGGTGGAATGTTCTGAAGATTACCACTACCAAAAGGAAGGATGATAGAACCAGATGAACTCCACCGCCCAAAGGACTTACGTCCCAAAGCGTCCTCGCTGGAGCCGGTGATGTTGTAACTGGTATGAACTCTGTTATCTGGACTTAGCTTCATATCCAGAAAGGAATTCATCTTTAAAGCTTTCTTATGTTTCAGAATTAACTTGAAGATAGGATTGTCTGGTAGTATAGAAGCAAGCTTCTTCAATGCGCCGGCATCAGTTGTTAATTTCAGCGGATCATCTTTGGACTTGCGCCTTTTGTGCTGGACAGGGAATCCAAGATCAACGTACAGAAGTTTCTGTAGTTGTTTAGGACTCGCGAAGTTTACATCCTTTCCAATAATTTCTGTAAGAAGTTTCTTTGTATCAGCTACGATCTTCTTGTAATCTTTAATCATTTGTTCCTGCGTCTCATTATGGACTTCCAATCCCTGTAATTGAAGCATTGAAGCGACTGGTATCTGAGACATCTCGTGTTTGAAATTCTCCTGGAGGCTAAGCCTCTCCACTTCTTTGTACATAAACTCAGCTATCCCATATGTGTTACAGCAATCAAGGCCATTATACAAACTGTTGTTCGTTCCTGACAAGTGTTTCCACGGTTCTACGTCTAAGCATATGCTTCCCAAGAACCCTAAGTCACGGGGCAACTCTGGCCAACACACATGAGCAGCTATGAGAGTATCCATTACTACGTTCTTGCACCAGATATGGTTGTTCAGATTTAATACTGAGATATCATACGCCGCGTTCTGGAGAATGAGCGGAAGTTCTGTTAGGACTTTGCTCAGCCAGTAGTTGAATTCAACTTCTTCATTCTCATTCAAGCAAGGGTACTTTCCCTTGAGTAAACAAGTAGACATAGCGAACATAGGACTGATAGCGATGCCCATTGTGCTGATGTGTGAGCCAGGTTGTATTGTTTCTATATCTACAGAGATTGGTTTGCCATCATTCTTGTGTTCGTATATATTCTTCAAGTAGTCTATAAAGCCACTTATCGGGGCGTTGTCTACTACCTGGGGTGTGGAGTACTTTAGCTCCCTGAATTTGCTGTGATACTTTGCCTTCTTTAAGTCTAAGATACATGGGAAGAAATTCTTCCACTCGTAATTTATGGCCTGCGGATGATATGTAGGCAGGACTTTCATACCTGGAACAAGCCTGCAGGGCAATACATATCCTCTTAGTTTCCCAAGTCCCTTCTCTCCCGTTAACGCCCACAAGGCTGTTGAACCCAGCGCAACGATAACATTTGGCTGGTTTTCTTCTAGCTCCGCTTTTAGTTCCATCATCCAAGCAATTAGTTGTGGTGTAGGAATCGTGCATTGTTTATCCTCGAAGAATGTAGAAATCTTGTTGTTCGCGGGACGCTCTCTAGCTACGTTACCAATCAGTGATTCCGCCCTTGATATACCTGCCTGTCCTAATAACCAGTTCAAAGTCTTTCCGGCATAGCCCACAAATGGTAGGCCAGTAAGGTCTTCGTCTTTCCCAGGGGCTTCGCCCACGAAGAACATCTTAGCGTTGGCTGGACCTACGGTCTTTACTTTCATCGTTCCTCCTCTGTAATTTCTTCATAATTAAGCATAGCATAGGAAATATCTACTCCATCTTCTACTGTATCTTTTAGTGTATCTAAGATAGCATCAACTTTAGACTTTTCTCCTATATATACTAGCTCAAGTGCGGCTACTACTTTCATTTTTCCTCCTTAAATTCGTCTAGTATTAGCTTAGTATACGTTGTGCCAAGATCATGGTACTTAAATTCTTTAATAAAGTAGTCATTAAAGGATTCTATAATTTGCTTAGCCATTTTAGGCGCTTCCTTGTGACTTATTCCACACTTGGCATATAAACAATGTATCAGCTCTTTTTCCCATTTTACAAAAACTGCTAAGCCTAACTTTTCCATAGATAATATCCTAAGATTTATCTACTAAAACTGGTGTGATAATCTTCGGGAGTGGCCTTTGGGCTAGCTCCTGGATTGTGAACGGTTTACCGCAGGCAACGCATTGAAATCCCTTAGCAAAGAAGGTGACTCCAGGTGTACCATCCGGCGACATAAAGCCTGGTAAATATTTGAGCTGATATAGCTGACCAAAGGCTACTCCGTTGCAGTTATCACAGTGTATATCATCTAGTTCATTAACATTAATGCTCATTCCTACTCCATTATTTCCCATCTTTGTTCTCCTCCATACAAGATTTAATTATTTCCCAAGCACTTACTGCTTCCTCTGCTATAAGCTTCCCTTCTGCATCTCCATCTACAGTTCTTGCTCTTGTAAGCACATAATTTATTAAGAAGTCTAACTTCTTATCCTCGTCTATTATCATCTTTGTTCTCCTCTATATATAGTTTAAAAGCACGTTCTACAGCTCTAGTAAAGCTAATAGCCAGTTTCCTGGCCAGCTGTACCATTTCAATCATCAGACTTATTCTGACATTTACAGAGATTTTCTTGTATCCTTCTGGAACTTGCTTTGTCTTACTCATTTTTCCTCTCCGCAAGTCTTTCCATCGTAGCAGAGTAGCTTTCTGCCAGTATGTCGCATCCGTGGACAACCATCTTCATGTCCATTCCAGCCGCGATAAAAGCTCCGCTTCCCATGAAGGGGTCATATAGGCTATCTCCTGGGAGACTTGTTCTCAGCATTAATTCACGGCCCAATTCAACTGGCTTCTCTGCCTGATGCTTTCTTTGACTGGAATTAACCGGAGGAATAGAAATAACATCTGTCTTTCCCTCTACTACCAGTCTTGCCTCAGGCTTTCTCATGAACATTATCATCTCGTAGTTACTTGCAGGCCACATATGCGGGGCATTACTTTGATGATAGATGCCCATCTTAAACCAAATCAATGGCTTGATATGTACCATCCATCCTTCTGAAATGAAGATGTCACGATAGAGCTGGAACTTTTCTGGAGCCACAAACACATAGGCATGAGCGGTTGACTTACAGAATCTGGAACTTTCGTGGGCAAGTATTCTATACATATCCAGCGAGTGTTCTCCACTGTCATTGTATTTAAATCCTGTGGCATTGAGTCCTCCAGTTATATTCCCCACGGAAATAGCTATCTGGTCAATGTCTATTCCATAAGGTGGGTCTGTGATCAGTAGATCAATTGAATTATCAGGGCGTGCCGCCATGTTAGTGACTGCGTCCTCTTGGACTACATCCAATTTCTTATTACCAAACAGCACAATCTGCTCGTAAATCTCAGTAGCCTTCATCCGCGAATTGACTTTCTGTAAACCCTTAGCAGCTTTTACAATAGCACTCTTAGTTGGAGCATCAGCTAGGCTAGGAAACCTCTTAATCATATCGGCAAGGCCAAGGTCTTGGCTGATAGAACCCTTGGTCTTGCCAACAAGCTCGGCTGTGTTTTCAAGAGTCCATCCGCCGGTCTTTCCCTGGATAGCTGTGCCATACTTCTCTTGTTTCAACGTATGAAGTGCTTCTATAGCTAGAACTTCTTCAGATGGTGTGAGTTGTTTCCTTTGTAAGTTCTCTTCGATTTCCATCTCTTTCATAGTAACTGGATCCATCATGTCAGTGTAACATACACGGACATTAAGCTGGCCCAGCAAACAGGCAGCTAATCGGCGGCCTCCAGCTATGAGTTCATTGTTTCTGTTGATTACTACAGGTTGCATCTGTCCGTATTTCTTAATAGATACTAAGAGCTTTTCAACCTCGCCCATTTCCTTTCGTATTCTAGGAAGTTCTTCGTGGACTTTTATTTCCAGAGGATTAAGCTCAAATATCCCTTCTTCATTCTGTAAAGAGTTCGTCATTGTCGTCGTCATCCTCAACCTCGGTTCTTAGATTTTTCAATACTTTTGCAGTAATCCCGATGCTTTTCAGCAGTTGTAAGTCAGAAGCATTTAGCTTGGAAGAGATCTTCTTATCGGGAATTTCAGTAATCATTGGTGTAATCTCCGAGGCTCTCCTAAGTCTGTAAGACCGGACAAAGGCGGCCATTTCCATCTGCTCCATTTGATCAATTCTGGGTGAGAACAAGTTCTCGAATTTCATTTAGCTAGGTTCCTCCTTTAGATAAAAATATATAGTCCCAGTGGGTTGTTTAAAAATTAAACATTCTTAACAACCCACGGGACTATATCTTGGAATTACGCGGCTACTGCTCTTTTAACCTCATTGAAGATACGCCCTTCATAGGTTCTGAGACCGATCTGGAGCTTCGCCCTTTTACCAACCCACTCTTTGTTGTTCAGAGCCTTGTCTATTGCATCGGAGGTTTTCTCAGGACAGCCCATGTCTTTCAAGAAATTGAACAGCATGTTGATCTTGGCCTGTCTCTTAGTCATCTTCCCCGACTTGGTCAGCTCATTCTCGTCTCCTTCCTTGGGAAGCCAGTTCTTCGTAGTCACCATAACCCCGTCCACAGATGTTTCGCCGTCACTCATCACTCCGCCGTTGTCAACCAGTGTAAACAGCCACTCGATTGTCTGAGCTTCGCTGTCGAACTTGGTGTCTATGACATTGGCTGTATAAGTTCCCTGGGGAATCAAAGGAGCATCTTTGTGCTCAGCTTCAAGATCGAAGTTGCTTTCAAGCCTTACTTCTCCAGTCCCTTCCCCGTTACCCATATCAGATCCGTCAACTTCTGGTACGAATGTTTCTACTACTGTTTGATCACTTGCTTGTTTCTGCGCCATTTTTTGTTTCCTCCGTCTTAGTTTTTAGTTGCTGTGACTTTTGGGCATAAGCCATAACTGCGGCATAGTCATTCGGCATGAAATAAGGAAGTAGTCCTTCCTTGCCTGACAGTCGGCTACGAGCCATCTTGACGCCGATTGGGACAGTCTGTACCATCCACTTAACTTTATCACCCTCCTTTCTAGTTGAAGTATAATAGACTTCATCAAAGTATCCTGGCATTTTTATAGCCAACTGGCCTGTTAGCATAGGATGAGCGGAGAGGATTGCTCCAGTCTCTTCGTCCTTATCTAACTCCATGTGAGCTATCAGTACTATGTTGCAGGGCAATTCGACGAGTCTTCTGAGAGAACCCTCCATAAGGTTCCGAACCATCATGTAATGAATGTTCCAGATAGGGCCGCCAGTAGCACTTCTCTTGGGGTCTAACGACATAGCCTTTTCCATAGCAAGATCTGTCATGGATGTGCAGTCGTCAAAGACTACTGTCTGGTACTCTCCCTTGTTCACTTTGTCAGCAACCCCTCTAAAGTCAACTTGGAATTTGTCCCAGCCCCTAGGTGTGGTAGGATACTGTTCGTAGTCAAAGTTCTTTCCTCTATAAGTGATAATTCCACCAGAAAAGTCGAAGACAAATCCAGGTGTTGGAAAGGAACTAGCAAAGACGGACTTGCCGGTGCCAGGTTCTCCGATAATTGCTACCTTTAAGAACTCTGTTGTTGCTGTTACGTCCATTGCGCTGGGCATTAGAGTTCCTCCTCTTTTGATAATGGTAGATCAACTTCATCTAGCTTAGGACAAGCATTTTTAAGGATTGCAATCTCCTCTTTGGCTTTCTTTAACTCTTTCTCGAGTTTCCACTTTGCATCTAGAGTAGAGCTTGCAAGTTTCTCAGAATCTTCCCGTTTCTTCCGCAGGAACTCCATTGACTCCTTCTCGTCCGTTAAACGGATGAACTGATTTTCGTTTATAAGTGTGAAAGAAATCTCTCCATCTTCTTTCTCAACAGCACGAAGATCTTTACCGTAACCATCTGTCTCAACTGTGACCATAGTTCCCACCATTTCCATTGCCTTGGCAAGGTCACAGTCCAGTACTGCATATAAATAACCTTGAAGCAAAACTTTCTTAGCCATTTGTAACCTCCTCAGGTTTACCCCAGAGACATTCGTCTCGCATCGCTGGGTCTTGCCTACCATCGTATATCTTACAAGCGGCAGGGCGGGTATGGTAGATAGTACAGCCCTGCGGAGTAAGATGTCGGCATGTTTCTTCCTTGTTCATCCATAGTTTTTTCTTATACGCCCGTACTGTCCAGCCCCTTTTCTCATATAACTCCCTGGCAAAGGAATCGAATTCGCTGTATTGCGTCGGAAATACTATCATGTGGCAACATTTCAGGCATTTCAGACACAGCCGAGATCGACGGTTACGTTCACTTTCTGTTTGGGCTTCAACATGCTCACTCGTCATAATTCAGACCTCCCTCTTTCTCTACATCCCAGGGAATTTCAAGAAATCCTTCAGTGTTTGTGTCAATGACGTTTCTGTTCTGTTCGCACAATCTGGTAAAGGTGCAGTCTTTGTTGTAATTGTAACAGTTGTCATGACCCATTGGCCAGGTGTTGTTCTTCTCACACCAGTTCATTTGGCTACAGGTATGGATAAACGACCTCCGCCAACTTTCAAGGTCCCCTTCGCTATAGAGCTGAGGAACGCGCCGAAAGTCAGTGGTTAGTTTTCCATAAACACCATCTTTGTTCTTCCTTGAACTGGACATAACCATGTTTACCAGAAATCCCATAGGCACAAAATCTAGGACACGTCTCGAAGCGTAGGTGTAGCCTAGGAACTGTGGGTCACGCTTCAGCGTTCCAGATACGCGGTCTATAGAATTACCTGTTGTCTTGTGGTCGAGAACCCACTTAATCCCGCTTAATTCAAGCTGTAAATCGATCTTGCCTGTGAAAATGATTTCTGGTAGGTTCGGATATAGAAGCTTCTCGACTTCGTCCAGTTCTAATTGAAGGGCAAAAACCTTCTCCGTGTGTATTATCTGGACAGATAGTTCGTCTGCTTCATAGGTGTTGACGTAGATCATGAGGAGTTCGCAGAGGTTCTCGAACGTTCTGAAGTCCTCGAAGAAAATCTGCTGACTTGAAATCAAGTCCCACTCTTTCTTTCCCTGAATCAGTCCATTGGTGATTGCTTGTTGTCTTGCTTGCCATCCTTGTTTCTGCAAAGTGTCATAGAAAGCGTGAAGCATCAGGTGCCAGACTCGGCCATATCTAAGGGCTGTCGACCCGTACTCGCCTGTAAGATTGGCGATGAACTTCCAGTAATACTTTCTAGGACACTCAACAAACGCGGATCGTTTTGAGTTGTCTATTCTTAACTGTTCCATTTAACCTCCTTTCACTTACATTTCTGCCATAAAATACTCGAAGTACCGTAACCTTGCGTCTCACAATAACCTTTATCAGCCATTTTAATCTGCTTATTATTGTATATATAGATTCCGGCGACAACAGATAAGCAAAGAGCAACAGCCGCTAAAAATGCCAGTGTTGATCTTACAATATCTTCAACGTCTATATTCTGAAATGCCATGTTTAACCTCCTTTTACTTGTTAAAAGCCATCAATAGCATAATAACTGCCGCGAATACTCCAATAACAACAACAGCTATCCATTCCATTCCATTTAACCTCCTTTTAAAAGTTGACAGGAGCAGGGATTCGAACCCTGCATAATAAAGGATAGGCGTGTTGTGATGACGCCTTGTTTTATTTCTTGTCTGTCTGTCTTACCATACTCATCTGGACAGTCTTGCCCGCACCGTATCGCTACACCGAACAAGTTCTCCTTTACCTGATTAACGTCTACCCATTCCGCCACCCTGTCTTAGAATTGGAGTCCCTCCAATGTTGGGGATACATCAGAAGGACTCCCTGATAGTCAGCAGGTAATTTGCTGACTTTGTGTTAGAGTGTGATACCAACAGCCGCGAGTGCCTCTCTGATCTGTGCAGCTTTCTCAGGATCCATCTTGGAAAGATTATCAGCCAGGCCCTTCTTCGTGATCTTCTCGGCTGCGGGTGCTCTAACAGACCAGTCACCGTTTAGAACGCCGGCCCATACTTTCTTAATTGAAGCTACCGCTTCATCTCCTTCTTTGCCGGCGGCAGCATCTCCGAGTTTGTGACCAAGGCCGAATGGGCCGAATTTCTTCTGGATTGCCTCAGGAAGCTCATTGAAGTCAAAGTCCAGTTTCTCGCCGGTCACTTTCTCCGTGATTGTTACAACACCTTTGTCATAGTTAATGCTCTTGTCCAATTTCTTTGTTTTTACTGCTCCTTCCGTTTCGTCTGCCATAATATGTTGCCTCCTTTTTTGTTTTTTCTGGAGACTCTCGTCTCTCAGTTTGTTGCCATTTACCAGTCTGCTACTTCGTTCATTGTATAATTAAGTATAAAGGATAATATCCTAGTTGTCAAATAAATAATCAAAAACTATCAAAATATTTTCTAGCGGCTTCACCTTCAATCTCTAGAATCTGCTCCTTCGTCAGACCATCCTCAATCATCAACTTAATCCTCCTTTCTCTATCTGCATCAGGCGTCATTCTCACTGGTTTGTACTTACCAGAGTTTAGAGACTGATAAGCAAGAAGTGGTGACTTACCATCTTGTTCAAGAAAGACATAGAATTTGCCGTCTTTCTTAATCTGACGAATTCGAATAGTTGAGCATTCATCTGGGTAAAGCCTGGCCATATACATTTTAGCCTTGATTAATTCTCTTTGCCTCATTCCGCCCTCGGTCTTGCTGTAGACTTGAACATACAGCTTTTCGCCTTCTTCCAGAGCAAATGCTTTCAGCATTAGTTCGATGTCTATTTGCTGGATTTCAATCTTTCTGCCCATCAGAATAACCTTGTTATAATAAGGTTTAAGATTATTCCCCAAAATGTTCCAGCTGTCGTATATAGGATACACCTATCAAGTGTTGTCATTTTCCCTCCTTTGGATTATCAGGGCAACCATGATAATTTCTGTGGCTGCACGAGTAAAAAGTGTCAGTCATAGTCATACTGCCCTCTGACTGGTTATAACTCCTGTGTTGGTATTGATGGGGAGCAAAACAAGTATAAGATGGACATTGCTTTGCGCTCACATCAACTTTTATTTTCTTTCCACCTTGGTTTATAGTTATTATCATTTTCCCTTATCCTTGTTTTCAAAAATATGTGTTACCTCGGCACCCTTAACGATCCCTGTTTCTTCTTCTACGTCGAGAGTTACGCAGATTTCCTCAAAGTATCTAAGATAATTCGATGCCTGCTCCGATAGGCCTGAGTGTAGCCCTATCTGGTACATAACTTCCTTATTTAAGTTTGCATATACCTTTATTTTCATCTTATCCTCTCCTTTTCTTCTTCCTCAGTCATTTGTTTAAATTTTAAACTTTCTCGAATTAACATTCCCAATTCTTCCGCCGGAAAAGAGCTGAACATTTCAGAGACTTCCTCTGGGTCATGCCCATCTAAGATAGCCATTTGAACCATTCTCTTTAAGTCGGTGTAATTACTTGGAAAAAGAGACTTCGTTTCTGGAATGGATTCAATAACTATCTTAGGACCCTTACGGGTCAGAATCACCACGTGAGTATCTTCAATGGTTGATTTCTTAATCCGAACAATTTCCCCGTTTTGAATAAGCTTTTTCAATCTATAAAGCCTTACACGGACACTTTCAGCTTCTTTCTGACTATAGCAGGGAATGACAACTTTGTCACTTTCTTCCATAGTCAAAGCACTTGCAAGAACGAATTTTAAGTCCATTTAGTTTCTCCTATTTTAAAATCTGTACATTTTAAATGCTTCGTCTGTACAGGAAACTAGTTTCTTGATGTTATACTCAGATGTAATCTTATCACCATTTCTTGCTACTTCATCTTGGCTATGGTAACTCCAATTAATATAAATAGCCCAGTCGTGCATTCCACCTCTTACCGCTACCCATCTAAGTAGTTGATCTGAGTTGGTCATATTTATACCAGATGGGTTATCTATAGTTAGTCCTGTTGCAAATTGCTCATGTGGGTTCATATCTTTTAAAGCATCAAGTGTTAAGTCCATATTTCAGGCACCTCCGTAGATTCACAGTCGTCCTCGGTCACTGGCTGTTCAAGAACAGAAATAAACACCGTGTGACAGGGGACGTTGCTCTTAGACATTGTTTGGTAGAATACCTTAGCCCATTTGCCAATAAGCTTTGAATCCCAGAATAGCTTCCTTTGGGCTTGTGTAAAACCACTGCCGACATTGAAGATGGTTCCATCTGTTCCCCTGAGAATAAATGCCCCAAGGGAATTCTTCGGAACCCCGTCCTTAGAAACCTCTTCTTGCAAGGCAACGATTTGATAGACGTCTGATTTGCGCGGCTTAAATTTCATCATATTAACGCTGCGTTTTCGGACGTAATGACTGGACGCTTCACGGAGTACAAAGCCTTCATAGCCAGCTTCTATGTAGACTTTAAGCCATTTGTCGATTTCCTCCTGTGTACTGACGTACGAACTGGGAACAAGTTTCAGGTATTTCAACTCTCCAGCTACTTCAAAAAGCTTCTTTAGTCCCAAAAGCCTGTTTCCTTGCGGGGCATCTGCCACGAGGTCGAAGAGATTGAGTGAAATCATCTCGTGGTCGTCATGTAGAGAGCCTTCGGCCTTTCGGCTTACAATGGAATGAATGTCCTGGAGTGCCGTGCCATGACTGTAGTTTTCACCATCTAATTCAAGTCCCTTTATCTGCGGTAGCTTCGCTACAAGCGAGCGTAGCTCGTCTAAGATATGTGGACAAGATGTTATAAGGTTTTCCTCACTGGAGAGCATCAACGGCTCATCTTGAAGGAGAACGCGACAGCGTTCCCCGTTCAACTTTGGCTGGATGATATAGGGAGCGTTCCATTTAAGAAGCCTTTTGGCTTCAAAGGGGTAACAGAGCATTATTCCTTGTCTGGACATGATTCCACCTTCTTGATTTCTAAGAAATCAAACATCTTATTTTCTTTTCTTAGTTTATCATACATTTCTTTAAGGACACATTTTACCTTGATTCCTGTTGTTAGAGTCAAGGTAATGACAACAGCATCATCTTGGTCGACCATGACTCCAGAAACTGTTGCGCCGTAAATCCCGCTGGGTACGCTGATTATCTTTCTCATTGTTCTACCTCCTTTATCTTTCATAAAATCTTTTAGGTTTCCAGTTCTTTTCCTTTTTTGAGAATGGCATTTCTATGTGCTCAACTGGTGGTTCAATAACAAATACTTGAGTATCACATAGTTCTGCTGTTTCTCTTATAACCTCAAGATTTGGATGGTTATCGCTTACGACTAATATTTTTCCAGTACCTGTCATTCCTCCTCCTTGTAGAAATCCCCATCTGGGTAGCGCTCGTCTATCTCGGTTTGGATGTCAGTATCAATGAAATTGACAAAGAATAGCCGTGACTTCTCAGTGATAAACTCGGCAGGAACTTGATTTACACTTAACAGCTCAATAGTATATCCATAAGATGGAATTCCTATTACAGGCTGTCTGTAAGGAAAAACTCTGTAGCGTAATTCATACATAGTATTGCTTATTTTTACTTCTGTTGATAAGTCAAAATACCCTTCTCTACTCATTCTATACCTCCTTTTAATGCTATTCTCTTTAGAACCAAATAACCAAGTAAATCCAACTCATCATCATCTCCGTGGAACTGCGTTCCTTGGATTAGTCTATTCAGCTTGTCGTCAATACGGACATTTAGCTGTTCGACTGCGTCGCTCTTAGCAAAAATACGAATTGGCTTGAGCGCGGAATTTCCGTAGGATTTGTTCTTGTCTAGAAGGAATTTCTTAATTCTTTCTAGTTCATTTTCTAAACCAACTTCAAATGTCATTTCTGTTTCCTCCATTCATAAATTCCATAGATTGCTAACGTGAAATAAACCGCGAAAAGAAAAGCCTGGGAATACAATCCGAAATAGAAGTCGATTAGCATCCAAGAGAAATTGGTGAAAGCCCAGATGTAGAAACAAGCCTTTAACTTCTTAATATTAAGATAGACTCCTATAATACTCATAATGGTTACAATCCAAGAAAAATACTTCAAATTCTTCCTCCCTTCTTAATAGTCTTTACCATTATGCTGTTCTTGTCAAGCTCCTTTCTGGCGTCATTGCCAAGATCTACACAACACTCAAGACAGAATGTCAATTTCATCCCATAGCTGTCAAGATGGAGGGCAGTAAAGCCTTTTTCCATTTCATCTCTGCAAATTGCACAGTGGCACAGTTTTTTGCCTGGTCTTATTTCAGTTGTCATTTCTCCTCCTCTATCTTAAAAACACTCATTGTTGGCTGGCAGTGATAAGTTGATTCTTCTGTTACCTTGTTTGCTACCTCCTGAATAAAAGCAAATTGTTCTTCTGTCATTTCCATCAATATTTCTGTCTCATCATCACATCCAGATACTTTTATGCTCACTTTCATTTCTTTCCTCCTAATCTTATACCTTTCTTTATCCTCTGCATCACATCGCTTGTACATCTCTCTTTCCCAGTCCTTTCTCATATAGTCAAGATTTGTTGGCTCTTTCATGTTAATTCCCTCCTGAAATTAGTAAGATTGAACTTCTTTCCAGGGCATGTTTTCGGTGCAAAGTCTCTATGTCCGTAAACGGACTCTGTTGTTAATTTAAACTCTTTGAGAAGCCAACGAACAAGTCTTTTAGCCTCTTCCCACTGTCCCAACGGGACTGGTTCCTCGTCCAAGTTACCTATTAGGCATATGCCAATGGCCTTGGAATTGTGACCAGTAGTATGTGCGCCGTCTTGGTCAGGCATCCTTCCAATTAAGGTCTCGAAGTGTCCAAGATGGAGGGCATCCTCAACCCACTCAATACCGAAGTGGTAGCCGATGTCGTTCCATTTGCACTCGTTGATATGATAACGTCTGATGGCGTTCCAGGACACCGTTCCGGCGTCCTTTGTTGCTGAATGGTGAATGATAATTTCTCTTACTTCCATTTAGTCCTCCTTTCTACTATCAATATAATCTATGTGTATAGCCACGTTTAAGCATCCCATATCTCTCAGTTTCTTTCTTACGCTCACAGCGAATTTACGTTTGGAGAATACTCCGTAAAACATATTAGAGTGTATAACTATATATACTTTCATTGTCCCTCCAGAATGTTTAAATTTTAAACAACTTTCTTAGTTAGTCATTGCATAAAGTCTTGCCGTGGCTATGATCTGGTCATAGTTCTCGCAGTCTGGGTCAACGTCATACATTTCTCTGGACTGGCAAGTATTAAAGAGATCAATAGGCATAGCAACTACGGCTTTGTGTTCAGGACTATATGTCATCAAATTACCTTCGTATTCAAACCAGCCCTTTGTTTTGAGAAAGTTGATTGTAGTTATATTACTTGTCATGTTAATTCCTCCCTGTAAATAACATTCTTATTGCTTCTGGAGTGAGACGTTCATCACCCAAAGACCTATATTCCCCATTATCTGCAATGATGAACGGCCTGTTCTTTCCTCTATACTCTACCCTTTCAGGGATATGAGAGCTACGCTCTCTGTCTAATAATGTTAAGACTGTCTTGGTCTCGTGTTTAAGATCTGGGTCGATAGCTGGGTCACTCTGGGCAATGTTAATCAAGGCCCGAAGGGCTACTGCTTGTCTTGTGTCGAGTTTAAGATTCAATTTATATCACCTCCTCATACGCAGTTAGTACTAACTCCTCTATCATTGCAGTATGTCCTATTATTCCTTCATGAGTTAGTATTGCATCTACTATTTTGTGTGGGTTCATATTTCTTATTTCATCATCAGAGTATCCTGCTTCCTTTAGCTTTGTTCTTATTGCTTTTGTAATCATAATATTTCCTCCTTTTATTTAATTACACCTGGAGGCTTTCGCCTCCGTCGTCTTAATTTTCAAAGACTCAAAGGGTGCTTTTGGAATACTCTCTTAGGATTGACCTAACAAGCTTAGCTTGAGGATGCCTCCAATGGGTTATGTTGTTCAGAATGTAGGCGCATTGAACTCTGAACTCATGACCAACCATGCCTTTGGCGGCTCTGCAGTAGTTAATAGCATAGTTAGTGCTGGTTGCGTATGATGTTATATCTGAAAGAATTATATCAATAGAATGTTGTGCTTCGTGATAAGCTGTTTCTCTCTCTTCCAGTGTCATTTTGAACCATCCTTGTTTAAGAGCAACGCTCTTACAAGAACGTCGTTCCTTAGGGTTTTCGTTCCTGAAACCTGGTCGTATTCATATACCAGAGGAGAAATCGGAGCTACGCTCCTTAGGTATGTTTTGATAAGGTTTAACAAAGGGACTCTCTTCTGCAATTCGCGGTATGATCTTCTATACATTGTGCTTCTCCCACTGGGTCTGTAACCAATCTGTGTAGACACGGTATGAAGATGAGCCGTATAATGCTAAGGTTTCATCATCACTTATCAACTCGCTGTTTTCTGTAAATCCTTCCCATTCCATTATTTCTTGTGATTCCGGCCAGGTTACTATTGTATAATCATTATCTTCTTCCATTTGTTACCTCCAGTCATTTAGTAGCTCATCAGACGTCTCAAGTGCTAAATACTCCAAGCCGAGGTCAATTAAGTAGAACCAATAATCAAACAGAACTTCGTTTAATAATTTAAGGTTTGCCATTGAAATTACCTCCAGTCACTTAAGACTTTCTCGCCAATCTTTCTGAGTTTTATAAGATTCTTATTGGCTTTACAAGATGCACTTTCGTCACCACGACTGTGTGCTATGATACTTAAGGCTGTATATCTATAAGCAATCCAACCAACAGCCCAGTTTACTGATTGTTTTATCTCTTTCATTTAAAACCTCACTTCTGCTCTGTTTATAAGCATTTCCGCGAGCCATTCAGATGGCATCTGTTCAAGGACTGATTGGCAACATACACAATGCCTGACTTCTTGTTGGGAGATCTTGAACTCGGTGATTTCAGGTGGGATATATTCAATCCGTCGACTGTAAAGTCCGCCCTCAACTTTCTCCATATGAAACAGTTCCTGATGAGTTGTACCACACAGGTTACAATGCACATTGACTGTGAGGTAGTATGGCTCAAGTTTTGAAACTATCCTTTTTCTCTCTTTTATTTCTGCTTGTTTCTTCTGATCAGCTACCATGAGGTCAATGGTCTGGCGGGAGATTCCGGCTGCTTCGAGGATTTCGCAGTTTCTAATAAATTCCAGTTCTTCCTTTGTTGGCTCTCTCAATTCCTCTTCAAATAGTTCCATTTCGTTCCCCTTCTTAAAATGAATTAACCAGTTGGCATATGCCGTGTGGTTTATTACATATTGTCTACTGATGTTAAAAGTTTCTTTGTGTTTTTAGGTCTGAATCTAATGGCGGCCTCGCCATTAATACATAACCATATTCTTCCATCTTCAGCTATCTGAATGCCAACATCTGCATCCATGTATCCTACTTTCATTTCCTTCTCAAAAGTAATAAATCCTTGTTGGTGAGTTTCTTTATATTCTTTCATATGGTTTCTCCTTTTAGTATCCTTCTTCTTCTAATAGCTTTAATAACTTTCTTTCACATATGTGAAATACTCTTTTCACTTCTTTTCATCTGTCTCACCTCCTTTGTAAGTATTTGTAGTTTGTTGTTCATTTTTTTCTATTCCGTAATGTAATTGTAACAAATTACGGATTGAATGTCAAGCACAACTTGGTCCTTCGGACAAAGTAATTGGAACTTTAATCAGAATGTTTAATATTTAAACATATGACTGATTTGAGGATTATTTGGAGGTAATAGGAGCTGATCCGCTGTATGTGGAGCGTAGCTTCAATAGGCGCGGATTGAGTTGTTTGACGGCTAACGCCGTAAAGTAATGGTATTGTAACATATTACGCTATTTAATTTAAAATAGCTAATGATTCCAATATGTTAGCTAATTTGTAACTGTAACCGTAACAAATGGTAATTTCTATTATGATCATTTTTAAATGTTATAATCTCAATACATTCTGGATACTTCGTTCCTTAAGTATTTTCAATGTTGTCTTTTTTATGTTTAATACTATTATATATATATAATATATAATATAAGATAAATAGATAAAAGAAGAAGGAAGAAGCAAAGCTTCAAGATGATTCGTTAGAATCAAGAAAGTATTGAGATTATAACATTTAAAAAGAGGTATTTAGAGAATTACCAAATGTTACAATTACAGTTACACTTCATCTAACATATTGAAATGATTGAACTATTTTGATTTTACGGTGTAATGTAACATTTTGTAACATGTAACATCTGGCTTGTTAGAAATGCGGAGCATTTGCAGTCTTTCATGCGTCGCATGGCTAATAAAATAATTTGATAACTAATAAATAATTTGAATGATAGTTCTTGACAAATAAACTAACATACATTATAATAGATAATAGAACATAGGCAACAAAGCAAAGAACGTATGTTCAATGCTTAAAACTCATAAGAGGTGCAACATGGCTAACAAAGATAAGAAACAGACATCATGGGAATTGGTCGGAACAACGTACAAGGCTATTATGCCAAAGGGAACAGTCTATGAAATGGACATTACAGAGCTATTTTCTCCCGAAACATGGGCATCATTGAATGAGGGCCAACAGTTTACTGTTCTATACGGCATCAAACAGGTAGTGAGCGACCGCTCAAACATGGCTAACAATGAAGTGGAAAGGGCTGAACTCATGGCAAAAGCCTATAAACGTATCATAGACAATGACCTTGCTCGTACGAGCGGGATAAAGATGACGGCCAAGAAAGAACTTGATAGTGCAAAGGCACAGGCACAGGCTATGTTAAACGACCCTAACACGCCGGATATAGTCAAGGATGCCTTGCGTAAGGCATTAAACCTATAAGCCGTAAGGCATAAGCCGTAAGGCATAGGCTAAACATCAATAGGCAAGGCTTGTATAGCTTGCCTATTCTTTTATCTAAATGGCGAAGCCTTGCCTATTCTTTTATCTATTATCTAATCACATGGCATAGCGTGGCAAGTGGTAGTCTACAGGCACAAGCATTAACCAACAAAATAAAATTTAATTTCTAATATAATTATTGTTAGCCATTGGCATAGCATACGCGGATTGACCGCTGGCGCACATATCCTCCACTTTGTCAAGAAAATAATTTATCTTGTTTGCATGGTGTAAACCAGACCCCCTATAGACCCCATAGCTTAGTATAGGAGTAAAGAGATAGCCTCTGTATTTCCTGAAAGATAAATAAATCTGAGTCTTACAACTGGAACTTCGTTCCAGCATGTGGTTTAATTATTAAACATTCTCAATTCCCGCGAATTATATCTGAATAAAAGACCAGCCTTAGGGATAATATCTAAGTAAACAAACTGAGCAGTAAACTATTGACATCTTTGATAAATTATGGGATAATTAAGAAGGTAGAAGAATCACAGTTTTAGAACTGGAGACTAATGGCTAAGCAGAAAAATGAAATCAACTCCTCATCGTTACTCTCCTTCCTTGAAACGGGAGGGACGCAGAAGGAAGCGGCCGTGGCTTTCCAAGTGTCTCTCCCAACTATACAGAAGAGAATCGCAGAACTGCAGATGTCTAAGGAAACACTTGAGATTTACAAGACAATGCAGCCGTATCATATTACGGCCTTACAGGCCGAAGTACTAGAAAATATAACCAAGGACAAAATAGAGAATGCTGACTTAGAAGTATTACTTAAAGCCATTACTGTCCTGAAGAAGATTGAAATGGCAAGTGAGCATAACAAACAGCGCGAAAAGGTTACTGGATTAGTAGCCTATTTGCTTGAACTCGAGCGGAGGGATAGAGAAGGAATAGACGTGACTCCCGTAGATGGGGTTCTGGATTGTGTATCTACCAAACTGGATTGTGCAGTCCAGGAAATTCTTTCAGAATCCACAGATGAAATCGAAGATGAAGAGGAGGGACTCCTAGATGCTCTCCCCTGAAATTCTTAAGAGGTTAGATAGATGGAAGAAATCCCCGCTAGCCTTTGCTGTGGAATGTATAAACATGAAGCCCACAGATCAGCAAGCAGAACTGTTCTATGCCTTTGGACAGGGACACAAAAGAATAACTGTCCGTTCTGGACATGGAACGGGGAAAGATGCTTCTGTCGGTGGTGTGATAATTCCCTGGTTCATGATTACCAGGCCATATGCGAAAGTAATATGTACTGCACCTACAGGGCGGCAACTCTCAGATATTCTATGGACGGAAATCTCGAAGTGGCTCAGACAGAGTGTAATGGCTGAGGACTTCGTTATACAGAAGGACAAGATATATTACAAAGACGCACCTAAAGAGTGGTGGGTTAGAGCGGTTTCTCCCAGCGTTAAAGCCTCCAAAGAGGAACAAGCTGAAACACTTGCTGGGTTCCACGGTGATCACCTTTTAATAGTAGTTGATGAGGCCAGTGGTGTTCCTGACCCCGTCTATACCACACTCGAAGGTGCTCTTACACAAGAAGATAACTGGGTAGTTCTGATTGGAAACATGACTAAGAATCAGGGGTATTTCTACGATACTCACTTTCATCCAGAACTGAATAAGAGATGGCACAAACTTCACTGGGATTCAAGAAATTCAACGAATGTCCAACCTGGATATGTAGAATACATGAAGGTGAAGTACGGAGAAAACTCCAATGTTTTCAGGATCCGCGTAGCTGGAGATCCGCCGCTTGAAGATTCCACCGTTCTTATACCACTGGCTTGGGCCGAGCAGTGCATTGGAAATGAGATAGTAGTTCCTGAGGATGAACCTTTGTACCTTGGAGTGGATGTTGCACGCTATGGAGATGATTATTCTATCATCTTACCTAGGAGGGGAAATGAAGTTCAGGCCTGGCAGAAATTTCAGAGCATTAATACTATTACACTTGGCGGTTTTATCTCGCAGGCTTACCAAGATTTGTTTGCGGAAGGTCTTGCTATTGATGAGATAGGAGTAGGCGCGGGAGTTACAGATTGGTTGATGAAGAGAAATCTCCCCGGCTTATTCGGAGTAAATGTCACGGCTGAAAGCTGGGATATAACTAGAGCTGATAGACTCAGAGATGAACTATGGTTGACAGTTCGTGAAAAGTGCCTCCACAAAAAGTATAGCTTTCCCGAGGATATACCTTCTGGAGATTATGTCTCTTTAGGACAAGAACTTGCAAATGAGCTTAGTTCACCGACTTATGACTTCAATAAGCACGGAGGGATTGTTGTTGAATCCAAGAAGCATATGAAAGGCAGAGGAGTTGCCTCGCCAAATATTGCTGATGCTCTTTGCCTATCTGAGTACTTCAACTCTATCGCGAATAAAGTCTGGCCACAGAAGAATCCTAAGAGCAAAGCTAGGGCTGTTGGGGATTTTTTAAGGAATAAATTCGGCGCTAATGCTTGGCAGGTAGTTTGATTCAGTCATTAGTTTAATTTTTAAACATTCTGGAGTTGAATTGGCAAGTATTTATTACATAGACGATACAAGATTTGGAAAGAAGAAAAACAAGACAGACAACTACGATCCTGCCGTCGTCGAAGATCTTGCTAGTAGAGCAGTCCAGAAAGGAGTCCCGCCGAACGTGGTTCTTGGAACAGGACTCAAGGAAACAAATCTAGGAAAGTACGATGAAATGAATCCTCTTCGTGTACATCAAGAGATTCATAAAGAAAGACTCGCGAAGAAGTTTGCTGAGTATTACGCGAATGAACCGAGGACAGAAGCAGTCAACATAGCTAAACCCCGTACAGGAATCTGGGGGAAGATAGCAGACTTCATAGGAATGGAACCACCTGTTCAGTGGAACTTTGTTCCAAGAGAAATTGATTATAAGAAAATTAAGAGAAATGTTAATATAGATACTGGAATAGAATTAATAAAGGAAAATCTAGCAAGAAGTAAGGATTTCAGAACTGGGCTAAGAAAATACAACTGGAATGCTCCGAGTGATGTTGATAAGACTATTGCTTATGGAGATAGCTTTTCAAGACATCCAGATGTAAAAGTCATTCTTGACAGAGTAGCAAGGCCAAGGAGATAGCATGGACGATTTAGCTAGCTGGTCACAGGATGTATTAAGGAATTTATTCGGCGCGATTGACCAGCGTTTTGCAATGCATGACCAGGTTGCTAAGTACAACACTGATGTTAAGTCATACAATGCTGAACAGAAGAAAAAGAAAGAACTAGAAGTTCTTAAAAACGAACAATTCTGGGATTTGAGCGGAAAATCAAGTCCTTTCGACACAAAGACTTCTAAGATAGAATCTGGAATAGAAGCAAGAGAAGGCGATCCTTGGATGCTTAATGATATGCATAGTCAGTATAAGAATTATAAACCTGGATCAATCGCGCGACTAGGAGCTTGGAATGAATGAGAGAGATGTAACTAGGGAAGAAAAAGAAAACATCTTTGAGATAACCCCGCAAGGTATCTTAGATTGGCTCAGCGAAGCTGAGACTGACAAATCCGAGACGAACTACCGTTCTGAGACTGAGTTGGATTATGGATACTATGCTGGA